GCTGATACCGATGCCGATTTAACCGCATTAGATGCGTATCCGGCCGCGGTACTATTTGCAGAACTTAATGTAGAACTCAATGATGACGTTAATGCTGTACTCGTAGCTGCGTTTCCTCCTGTAACGGTAATTGCACCATTTATTATAAGTGTACTACCATTCCAAGTTAAACTATCGTTACCAGTTCCACTCAAATAAAAATTACCATTATTGGCCATAAATGTTTTCCAATCGGTACCATCATAATATCCCAAATGAGTTGAACCTAAATATAATCCAGATGTTCCACCAACCAAAACCGTTGGTGGTTTTGCAATCAATCCAGTTGCAGTTGTAAATGTTGTTGTTGCAACTGATGTTGATAAAGACGCAGTTGCAGAATTTATTGCTCCACTTACCGCATTTAATGATGATGTTAGTGCCGTAGTTGTAGCAGCATTTCCACCTTGTATATTAATTGAACCATTTATTTGTAATGTAGCGGTTGATGCATCCCATGCTAATAAACCACCTCCCGGAACAGATGATGTTAAATAAAAATCACCCTGATTATCCATATACGTTTTCCATCCACTTGTACCACTACCACTAAAATATCCCAAATATTCACTACCCAAATAGAGTCCAGGGTCAGACGCGGTTGGTGGTTGATTTAGTTTACCATTAGCATCCGTAAAAATAAATTTATCTAAATATTGTGATGCGGAATAAACTTGATATGCAGATTGAGACGCATTAGTTGAAACCGATGATGAAATCGATGCACTTAATGCTGTTAAACTACTACTAAAACTTTGAGATGTGAATAATAAACTACTACTAACCAATGTTATACTACCACTTGTCAATGTCAATGAACTTGATACGGAACCACTTAAACTATATATTGAACTACTAATTGATGAACTAACGTTTCCAATTGTTCCACTAACTGACCCACTTAATACATTTACCGAACTACTTGCAGATGAACTATATACGGTCATTGTTCCACTAATCGAAGATGATACTGCTGCAAGTGCTGCCAACGATTGTGATGTGGATGCACTAACCAATAACAATGTATTATTAACATTGACACCTCCTGTAAATGTTAATGATTGTGTAACTGCAACTGGTACATAGTTATTATTTACATCGTAAAATTCAAATTTAAAATTATATGTTTCATTACCAATTACAGTAGGCATTGTAGTAACAAATGAAATCTCATCAGGTGAAAATGCAGTGTCTTGTGATAATCTTAAACTAATATTTCCCAAATGCCATTCACCTTGTGATTGTGAAAAGTATAAACTAGCAGATGGATAATTTCTATCAATTTTAAATGGAATTACCGTATCTAATAAATTTTTAGTTGGTTGAGTTCCCATCAATGTTGCAATACTACTTGATATTATTGTTGGTATTGTAATACCATTTTCCGTTGAAGTTGTAACTTGACTTAAATAAATACCCAAATTACTATTGGTAGATGATGAATAAAATGCATCTAAATTTAATTCATAGGTATTTGCACTTTTTATATCCAAAGATGATGTGTATCTAAAATTACCACTACCATTTAATGCAACACCACTTTCAACTCTACTCGATGTTAGATATGCGGTTAATGAACCCGTATTCCAAAAGTTTTTAAGTGTTTCTGATGTTAGTATTCCTGTTTGTCCTACAACACTACCGGTAAGTCCATACGAAGTTAATAATTCTTTTGATTCAACTAATATATCTTGTATTAAATCATAATCAGAAATGTCACCTTCGGATGTTCTAAATACTTTTATTCTTTTAACATCCCCTGCAAATGTTTCTAACTTTGAAAGTTTAATATCCGCAAATGATTGGCTTACTCCTGAATTAACCTTTATATCATTTTCTATTCTATAAATTGGAGATAAAATTTCTTTGATGGTTGCAACCGGTCTTTGATAGAATCTAATTTTAGTGGTATTTGCTAACGAAGGATTTACGTTTATAGTCTTTTGCCACTTAACATTGTATTTATTCTCCCAATCAGCTGGAATTGGTTTAATAAGACCATTTACATCTTCATACGCATTTAATTCACCCAATATTGTAAGAGTACATGGGCCATACGCAGTATCGGGATAAATGTAAACTGATACTACTTTGGAAACACCTTCATAATATTCGGTAACAAATGGTGAACCATTCAAAGATGATGAAAAATAACCTTCACCGGGTTCATGATAAATTATATTCCCAACTGCATCTTTTAATTCGATTTGAATTTTAGTATCAGGAACTAAATAATTTGAACCTGCAATTAAGAATGCATTCTTTCCTCCTGTTAACGTATCTGATAATTCCGTTATTTTGAAATATTTACTATTAGCATCTAAATCGTTTACTAATACGGAGTAGTTATCTAAATTTTTAGGAAATAAGGTTTTCTTTATAACTGCCATTTATCTTTTTAAATAAATATCTCTAAAAAAAGAATTATCTCATATTTATATAAAGAAAACTAATAAATACTTTAATCTATTATAGAAAACTAAAGAAAACTAAAATAAGTTATGAAATACGCAATGTTACAAATAAAAAAAGAAACCCACGAACTTCTCAAAGGATATTGTGAAGAACATGGGTTTAAAATGGGTAGTTTAGTTGAGAATTTGATTAAAAAACACGTCGGTGTTTCTAAACCACAATCTAGTGTGTTGAAGGCTGATAAGGTTATAACCAAATCCCCATACTAAACTAATTATATCCATAAAAAGAAACTATATTATATTTTGTTTCTTTTTTTACTAACTCTACTTCGTGAAATAAATTTATATCCGAATCCAATACTACAAAATTAGGAAATACCGGATTTACTTTAATAGACTCACCATCTTTGGTATGTAGAATCAAATGTCCTCCATTTTCTTCACTCCAATTATCGTTTAAAAAATAGAGAAATACACATAGTCTATTTTCTTGCCTACCATCATCGTGTAATTTAATTTCACAACCTGCATCATAAAATTGTAAATTAGTACTTCCAAATAACGTTTCATTTTTTCTTATTTTATCGGAATAATATTTTTCTACAAACTTTTTTTGAAAGTTTTTTAATACATCATCATTTACCAAAGAAAGAATATCATTATTATGTGAAGTACCAAATACCCACGTAGGATATATTTCAGGTAATGACATTTTATCAATTTGAAATTTGTGTGCTAAATTAAAAACATAATCAGCTGCAGCTAAATCTTTATCTCTTTTTAAATAATTTTCATAAAATATTTCTTCAATATAAGATGCATTTTGATATAAAAACCAATAATCATATTTTGAATATCTTTTATATGGAATTAAATCTATTTTTTCTTTAATGCTCTTAATGTCATCAAAATTAATAAATTCCGAATAGTTTTCAATACTATCATATATAAATCCCTGTTCTCTAAATTTTTGTATGTCTATCATAAAAATAAATATTAAAAGTCAATCTTACTAAATCCGTTATCTTTTTTAATTTCAATAAGGCCATCTACAATATCTCTCATTTGTTCCAAATGAGAAATCATCCAAATAAAATCAAATTGTGTTTTAAGATATTGCATCATCATAAATAAAGATGATAAATTATCAGCGTCCAATGTTCCAAATCCTTCATCCACTACTAAGAAATTCGGACGAGGTAAATTACATACATTAATAAGTGCAACTCTAATAGCAAGTCCACTAACAAACTTCTCCATTCCACTACACATCTCCAATGGCCATTCCTGGTCTTCGTAAACAATCTTTGCATTGATAGATTTACCATCCATTTCCAATGTAATACCAAAGTCTACAACTTGTCCTAATATGTTGTTAATCTCACTTTCAATAACAGGTAATGCTTTTGAAATCAATTCATATGGAATACCATCTCTCTTTACGGCATCTAAATAATAGGTGTATAATCGGTTCTTTTCTTCTAATTCCTTAACATCACTCATCTTTTGCTTTATACCCTCTATATAGGTCTGTAATGAGGAAATGGAACCATTTATAGTTGCTATTTGTTTGGTAATATCTTTGATGTCCGATTCAATTTTTCTTTTTTCTACTTCTAACTCTTTGATTTGTTTTTCTAACTCTTTATTACTATCAATCGTTTCTTCGTTTTCAAAATACTTTTCAATATCTTCTTCTACTTTGTCTAATTGAGTTTGTAACAATTCTTCTTTTGTTTCTAAACTTTTTAACTCTGCCTCTGCGGTTTTTAAGATACCTTTGGATTGGCCAAATTTTATTTTTAAGTCGGTCAATTTATTATATTGTTCCTCAACACCTTCCATTGTATCTAATGTTTGTTGAATACCTACACAATCAATCATTGCTTGTTTAACAATTTCTTCTAACTGAGGTAATGCATTTTTTGCTCTCATTGCATCTTTAACAAATTCATTACTACAACAAAATTCACAATTTGGGTCATACTCATGTTTGTCCAAATGTTTAATCTTCTCTTCTGCAGAACTTACATGCAATTTTGCAGTATCATATACTTTGGTTTCATCAACTAATTTCTTTTGATATTCTTTATAGTTAGAATACACGGCTTCTATATCAATTCCATTTAATTGTTTCTTTTCATCTATTGATTTTGAAATTTCTTCAATTTTTCCTTCTAATATTTTAATGAATGTTTCTTTTGTTCCAATTAAAGTTGTATTGTTTTGAATATCTTCACCCAATCCCTTTCTTTTTTCTTCCAAAGTAGGTAAGTCCAAATTAGAGTCAATAGGAGTAAGGTTTCTACTTAATTCTAATATAACACTATCCAACCCACCTTTGTCACCATTCAATTTATTTAATTCAGTTTCTAATTCTTTTAATTCACCCTTCTTATCTTTTAACTCATTTGCTTTATCAGCAAGTTCAGTTGTAAAGTCGGTTTTCTTAAAATTTTTGATAAGAACTGAAACTTCTTTGATATCTTCTAATCCTGTTTCATATAATTTATCAAATACATTCAATCCCATAAATTGAGCAAGTAAGTCTTTTCTTTCTGATTGAGACTTATCAATGAATATAGAGTTATTACCTTGTAATGATAAAGCAGTCAATACGAAATCTTCATACTTACCAACATATTGTTCAATTACCTGATTTGTGTCTCTCCTTTCCGTTCCATTTAAAGATGTTTTCTCATCACCCTCTTGTGTCCAAAAGTTTACATCCACTTTTACATTCTTTCCTTTGTTAATTGTCTTTGCAGTTCTTTCAATATGATAATCCACACCATCAACCTGGAAATGTAAGTAACATCTAAAATCAGTCTTACGATTGTTTAGAATATTTGCTGCTTTGAATGCTCTACTACTTTTATCGTATAAACAAAATGAAATAGCATCAAAGATAGATGATTTACCTTGTGCATTTGGTGCAAACAATCCCATTAATCCATTTAACTTTGTAAAGTCAATTTTATTGTTCTCACCATAACTAAACATATTAGAAAACTCAAATCTAACTGGTTTCCATTGTATGTTTCTCAAAGTATCTTCATGTACAATTCTACTATTGACATCTCTATTTATAATTTCCAATTGTGCCAAATCATTCTTATCAACAAATGGCATCATTCTTTCAACATACTCATTTATAAGTGAGTTCTGATAGTTTATATCCGTAATATCTTCAAAGTCTAATTTATTACTTCTATCTCCTGTTTTCTTTTTTGATAATGAGTCCGTTCTAATAATTGTAAAGTCCTCAACACCATATTTCATTTTGATTTCTGCAATTACCTTTTTAGTATCGGCAGTATCGGTGTTTGACAATCTTACTCTTAAACGAGGGTTCTTTGGCATATCATTTACAACTGGAACTTTACCATTGTCAATATCCATAGTATAATAACCATAATCATTTTTGATATCAATTTCTTCGTAACTCATTGTATCTAAATCCCATGCTAAAAAACCATGTCTATCCAATGTTTCACCAAAGTTTTGTTGAATTAGTGAACCTGCATAAACTACCTTACAACCTTTCGGACTAATCATTTCCTGACGCTTATGAATATCACCTAAAAGTGCCAAATCAAATCCATCAAATATATCCGTTGTAAAATGTCTACTACTTACCACATAACCTATATCAGTTTGAGAATTATCAACAGGTCCGTGGAATAATGCAATCTTTTTATTACCAAATAGTTTATCGGCAGTAATCCAATTGTCTTTATTATCTAAAATACTAAATACTGAAAAATCAACACCACCAATTGAATAAACCTGAGTATCTTTTAAGTAATAGAAGTTTTCCAATTCTAATGCATCAACCAATGGAGTAAGAACATCCATTCTATCCATATTGTTCATATTACAATCGTGGTTTCCGGTAATAAGAATTGTAGGACAAGTTTTAGCACACTCTTTGAATAACCAACTTATTTCGTTGACTAATTCTGGTGACATTTCTAATTTAGCGTGGGCAATATCACCTGCTAAATAAATGATTGCATCATCCGTTCCTCTTTTACGGATTTCTTCAAACATTTTTTCAAATACTTGTCTATACTCTTTGTGTCTTTTTACATTACGGATATGAACATCGGCAATGTGGTAAATTGTTTTTAACTTATTCATATTACCAATTTCTTTTTTTACGAATTTGTGCTTCTCTCATTTCCATCCATTTTTTTAATTTTGCATCGGAGGTTGGAATGTCTGCACCTGTTTTGTGTTCGTTAAATCGCTTCTTTTCAATTTTTCCTGCAGAAGCATAACCTAGTTTTGTTCTATTTTTCATAGACTATTTATTTTGTTCAATAATAATTCTTCCGATGAAAACTCTTTAGCTTCCTTCAACTCTTCGTAGAATTTTTCATACCCCATATCGGCGGCATCTTTGTCTTTAAGATACATCATTTTTACATGAATACCTTGTTTTCTAAAATATTCGGCAGCTTTAAGTGCCTCATTAATTGCATCGTTATCCAATGAAATAATAATATCGGTAATACCACTCATAAAGATTTTCTCAACCAATATTCTCGATGGAAACTTACCTAAAAGTGGAATTGCATTTCTTTTAATTGTAATCGCATCAAATACACCTTCACAAAGTATAATCGGTTCATTCCAATTTACCTGTGAGTCAAAACATATTACATTTTTACTGATTGGAGGATTTTTGTATTTCATTTTGTTGTCCGGATAATACGAACGAGAAACAAAATAATTTAATGACCCATCGGAATTATATGATGGTATAATTACTCTTTGTCCATACAATCCTTCTTTACAATATCCTATGTTATATTTGATTATGTCCTTTTCAGTAATACCTCTTTGAGTTAGGTAATGTATTGCGTGTTTATATTCAGGATTAAACCCTTTGGGAGTCTCACTAAGCGATATAAATTCTTTTGGTAGGGAAATGAACACCTTTGTATCGGCATCCTCTAATTGTGGGTTATAATTGTTATCTCCGTAGATTTCTCTAATGATTGAAATAGTCTTTCTATCAACATCCAACTTTTTTAACAATGAGGTTAATTTCTTACCACCACTATTGCAAGTCCAACAATGCCACTTTTGTGTTTCCGTATTAACTTGTAGTTTTTGTTTGTGGTGATTACAAAAAGGACAATAAAATGCCAACTCATTCCCTTTAAGAGTGAGGTGACTACCTAAAACACCAGTTAGGGTAGATACGACTATATTCTTATCATTTTGCTTCAACACCCCCTAAATATACGACAAATATTTGATATTACCAAATATTTTATGGTCTATTTTCCTCTAAAAACCAATCTTCTGGGATGAATTTGTCGGCATACTTAAATCCGTTCTTTTCACACCACATTCCGTATGTAGTTTTGGAGTTTTTGCTGATTTTGTTCTTTGAATTGGAAAATACGAAACGAATGTCCAAATTAGGATTTTGTTCTTTTACTAATTGGTGTTTCTTGCGGTCTGCGGCAACAAATCTACCTTTGGTTTCAACTCGTATACCATTTGGTAGTTTGAAATCAGGATGATAGTTATGTTCGGATGCCGGTATGATATATGCAACCTTTTCGGTTTCATACTCAACAGGTATACCTCTACTTTCAATTTGGGATGATATGGTTTCTTCTAAACCAGACTTAAATCCATACTTTTTTGCAACCCATTTTGGATTGCTCTTTTTTGTAACTTTTTTCTTAGCCATTAAGGTATTTATCTTTTTATAGAATCTGAGTATTTTGCAAAGTTCTTTTCACCACCTCTACCAGTTTTAAATTTAGTAGCTGTTAATATTTGGTCATCAGCTTTTTGTAAATCGTTGGTACTATATGGAGTTTTTGCCGCTACACCTGCTTCAAATCCTAAATTGTCAAGACCTAATTCAGATTGTCTTGCTTTGTAAGTTTCTTCTATTGTTGCCATTTGTTTGTTGTTTTGTATATAAATATAAGATTATGTATCAAATCGTACAATAAAGTTTACAGGAATATCTGGCTCCGATTTTATAGGTTGTGGTAATTTAGCTACTGCAACTAAATCACAATTATCGTCATATAGTCCAATCGTTGTAATAAATGGTGATAAGAATGAACCTGTACTATCTAATGAACCACTTAAATCATAATGTTCAAATCCACCACTAATTGCATTATTATATGATGAACCCATTCTATAATCCAAAGTATCTCCGGTTTCTAATATTGACTTTTTTCTAATATATTTTGTACCAGGATTTGTTACAGTTCCAACAATTTTTCCATCCGATGTTGGCACTAATAGTGTTTCTCTACCAACCTCAACAACGGCCGTTGGGTTTTGTGAAACGTTAAATTCATCTTCATTAACAATTAAAAGATATTCGTGTTCGTATATCGTTTTTGTTGATTTAAATGATAAGTCCCAATTTGTCAATAATTTTTGTTGTGGATTTCTTGTCATAACAATCAATCCGGCATTATAAAATATATTACCAACTCTTTGAACCGTATCAGACGCAGATGCGAATTCAACATTATCTACAACCATATCACCACTATTAATATCAAATGATATAATCCTAGCGATATATGCTATTGAATTATAGTACCAAATTATTTCTTGGGTTTCAATGTTGATATTTGTTATCCTTACTGTATAAGAAGTACCATTTAATGTAAATGTGTAAAATTCACCATTTGAATCAAATCCTTCAAAAGTTATGGTATCATTTCCTAATAATAATATATTACCATAAGAATCATCCACCATACTAGCATCCGTATCCAAAATAGATAGAGAACCCTTTTTAATTCCTTCACCCACATATATTTGTGGAATAGAAATTACTTTAACATCATTTCCTAAATATCTTTCCTTTGCAATCGGATTTGGATTGTATTCGTTTGTCTTATTACCAAATCTTAAAAATGGATTATCCTCATTTCCATTATAAAATTGAGCTCTCAATTGTCCGTATATAGAATTTTTAGGATATAACCCAGATAAGTCCGATGAACTGATATTGGCTTCTAACAAATCAATTTCACCAGAAGCTTGGTCAAAACTCCATTCCTTATAAGCTTTAAATGGCCTAACACTAATATCCGACTTTGGTATTCTTTTTAACATATCGTATATAAATATTCTTTTAATGAAAAACCCCCAAAAGAGGGGGCTTTACATTTTTTAATATATTCTCCGATTAGAAATCTAATTTAACTTTGATTGCAATTTCTTTATCAAATGATTTCTCAATTGGTTTAGAAGTTTTTGCAACCGCTAATAACTCATTTGAATCATCGTACAAACCTACAGTTGTAATGTATACATGTGGGTCTCTTTCAAATAATGGTTGTGCAAATGCTCCAACCGAACCTGTTACGAATGTTGGGTTGTTTGAGAAGTTAAATTCTCTATTGTTAGCTCTTACGAAATAATGAGATGTAGAAACATTTTCTGTTCTTCTTACTTGGAAATCCATACCACCACTAATTGCCATCAACAATGCAACTGAACCAGATTTATTACCATTGTTTTGATGATATACATTTGCAATAGAACTACTAGCTTCTCCCAATTTAGGGTCAACTGCCGATGCCAAAGCTTTTGGATTTAATAATATAATACCCATATCTGGATAGAATAAACCATATCCTTGTTTGTTTGGTGCACTATATCCGTTAGTTTGGTCAATTGATGCAGTTAAAGCCGAACCAATGTTTAATGAACCACTAACTAAATTATATACTCTACCCGCAGTTGTTACATTTTCATCGGCTCCACCACTATCATCAATAAGTGTAAAATTACTTGCAAGTGAACCAGAAAGTTGAATTGAAATGTTTCCTGGGTCTAATCTTTCTTTGTATCTTGCTCTATTGATATTGATTGCGTAAAATGATGTCATATCAGCTCCACCCGCCGTAGAAGCCGTATAAATACTAAAATAATTATCAGAACTATCTAATAATACATTTTTATATTGATTATAAGTGGCTTTAGTTGGTGAAGTTGAATCATCATTTTGTGATAATGTAGGTGCACCAAATCCGTTTACATCTCCATATGCTATTGAGAATTGAACCTCATCTATGCCTGAACCAGTAAGAGTATTATAGACATCTAAATAATATCTACCACTTACAGATGCAACTTGTGCTGATGATGTATAGTTTGCCTTTACATCAAAAGAACCCGTATCACCACTCCATATTCCAGAAGTTACAACTTGTGTTCTATTTGTTACTTTATCAATTGTTCCAAATTTTTTATAAATACCATTTGAAATAGTAGATATATCGGAACTAATTTGTTCGCCCGTTCCTAAAAATTGGTTAACGATTCTAACTAATTCGTTAGTATCTACTGGGGTACCGGCTGTGTTTGCAGCACCTGCTAAGTAAGTTGATAAATTACTTGCTAAAAGGGCCCCTCTATTGTCTCTTATTAATGCCATAGTTTTTTATTATTGAACGTAAGTTACTGTGATTGGAATAGTTTGTGAACCACCGGTTTCATTACCATAAACAGTTATAGTTGTTCTTATAGTCGAAGTTAAAGATGGGTTTGGAATAAATTTAAATGATAATCCTTTAGCTACTACCGCCGTTGCTGACACATCATCTCCTATAAATAATGGAACCGAACCCACTTCTGATGTTACACCTTCACCAATGATATCACCTGCATTTTTGTTAGACAATACGATGGTATATCCTAAACTTCTATTACCTGCTGGGGATGTAGTTGGTGACAACGCAACCTCACCACTTTTTTGATTCACCGAAATGTTTGGAACACCAAATTCTACAACAGGAATACGAGTTGTATTTTTTGGTAAAGTTACCAATTTATATTTCATTACTTGTGTTTCATCGGGATTAGCTTCTAATACTGGCATATTTTTAATTGCCGTATCGTAATAAGCTGAACCTAACGGATGTGCTGGTTCATATAAAGAATAATCAATCTCATCATCTGCCAATGCAAATTGAGTAATGTTTAAACCCTGACCTGCTGCTAATTTTTCTCTACCTTTTTTTGTTAAGATAGCATCTACTGTTAGCTCTGTGTTACTTAAATATCCCATAATATAATATTATCTTTTGTTATAAATATAATTATTTTAAAATTCCGTTAATCTACTTCCAAAATTGGTTCAGAGGTACTTCTACCGGTTCTATTTACCGTTAATGTATTTGGATTAGATACAAATGTTTCAATCGGAGAACTACCATCTAATGTAGTTGCAGCGGTATTTTTTGAACCTCTATAAAAAGAATTTTCTAATCCTCTTGTTAAATCCGAAGTATTTCTATAATGTGTCGGTAAATATCCAGATAATGGTGTAACCTCTACTATACTACCCGTTCCTGCGTTTATAACCTTTGAACCAGAATATGGTTGTATATTTAATTTAGTTTCGTAGTAAATAGATGAAGTTAACTCCATTCCACCTCTTGGGTCTCCTTTACCACCAACTACAACTTTGTATTTTACAATATCTCTTTGCTTTTGTTCTTTTATTAAATCTACTTTAATTCTTTCTTTAACCACTTTATTATCACTATTAAAATATGTTCTAATAGCATAACCATTGTCTGCATAAATACCAAATCCAACTTCTTCATATACACTTTGACCCACTAATTCTGTACCATTTATTATATCAATTTCAGTTTGGAAAGTGGCCTCATTTAATACTGCCGATACCGATACTTCATATTGATAATTTTCAGCTAAAACGTTTTGAATAGATGCAGTAAGTATTTCTGCATTATATTGATAATTATCTGCAATTATACTTTGAATAGATGAACTAAATATTTCAGCTTCATATTGATAATTTTCTGCTACAAAGTTTTCGGATAAATTTGCATCAACTATACTTTCATATTGATTATTTTCTGCAAATGTAATTGTAGTATCACTATATTTAATTTCACCATTTAATTGATAATCTTCTCCTGTTGGTCTTTTCTGTGCAATCTTACTTCTTTCTAAAATATGTGGTTCAATTAATAAACCAGTAGTTGCTTTAACCCTTGCCGGTAACATCTTCTTAATATCTTCAAACATAGATTTTTCATATAGTTTGATTAAGTTAATGTATGCGTAAATATCTCTACCATCAAATCTTTTAAAGTAATAATTTCTTAATGAATCTAATGTAGAATAATTTGATTTATAATTATCCGATGGGTCACCAATATAGTTGTCCAAATTGATTCCACCAAATGATTTAGCAATATCAATATTCAATTCCTTTGTAGGAGAGAAAAATAATCCAACTCTATTTGAGTCCGTTGGTGATTGGTCAAATGCTTTTTTAGTTGCTCTATCTTTTACGGATAAATTGATACCACCACTAACATCATTACCATTGAAATCCGTTTGAGATTCAAACCTAACTTTATTAGTCGAATATCTTGTAGACCCTGCATCTGGAATTTCTAATACAACCGTTCTATCTATAACTTCAAATTGATATGGGTATGTTCCGATTGATGTAAATCCATATGCCGATGCTGAATATGATGCAGATGGATTTTCTGAATATATCAAATCATCAACAACCAAAGAACCACTTTCTAAATCATTTCTATATAAAGATGATGAAAAATAAATATTAGCATCAACATTCAATAAAGAAGAAGATACTGCTAAATTTTTAGGATATTCAAAATCTAATCTAAAAAATAAATCATCAGTTGACGAAGAAATGTGATTACCATTTATCATTTCTGGAAACGAAACGTGTTCGTAGAATCTTTCCTTATCCAATGGTGTACTCCACAAACGGAATTCATCCACACTACCAACAAAACCATTTCCTAATCGTAAAATAGAACCACTATTCCAATATGAGACAGAACTCAACACCGATGTTGTTTTTGTTTCTTCAAATAATGTTCTTTCTTTATTAGATTGTCTTACACTTAATTCTAAATTATGATTACCTGCTGACACTTCTCTTGATACTTTGATACCAAAGAATTTATTATTGAATATTGGTAATAGAGATGATGAAATTGCATTTAAGTAATTCGAACCACTATAATTTAAAATTACCTTACCATATTCATTACCAACCGAACCACTCAATACAACATTCCAACCACTACCACTAATTAAAGTGTATTCGGAAGAAACGGCCGGTTTAACAAATAATTCAATAGTATCAGGTTTTCTATTTCTTTCTGTGTTTTTCCATTCAAAATCAATATAGGAAGCTGCTGACATTTTTAGAGCAGTTGTTATATTATCGTAAACTAATTTACTTTTTGATTTTTCATTTACTTCTGGTCCACCAAATTCAAATATTGAAAGATTTGATGATGGTATACCATAACAACTTAATAATGCATATATTCCTTTTCTTGTTCCTTTATTTTTTAAGAGATATGGTAAGTTATTTAATATCCTTCTCCATACTTCATATGTTCTTTGTTTTGCCGGTGTTTCGAATTTTTGTTCACCATTTAAATCCAAACCAAATGTATATTCCCATAATTTAGAATCGGTTGCAAGATTTTTTGCATCCCAATTAAATGATTTTAATACATCATGTAATAATTTATCCGATACACCATCTTTTGATTTATAACCTAAATTTCTACTTTTTTCAATTGATTTTGTGTAAAAATAAATGTTATCAAAATGATGTCCCACCATAGAAAAGAATAAAAGTAAACTTCTATTTTCTTCATTATTTACAATAAATTGTGGAATATTATTTTGAACCCAATTAACATTTTGAATATCATATTGTTCCGCTTCATCTATTAAATCATTATACCAATTTATAACATTATTAGTTGTACTAATTAATCTATTCGTAGTATTTGAATGTGGCCAACTTAATGATGAAGATGTGTATAAGAATTTTTCAAAACCATCAAAATTATTTATTAATTGATTTTTCTTTAATAATTGTCTTTCTCTTTCTTGTATTGTAGATAGAGAACCAGTATGAGAAATCAACCCGGCCTGAATTTCTGCAACCGAAGCGGAAAAATATAATGAAGATGAAATTGCAGCCTCATAATTTTCTATTAATTGAACTTTATATACAAAATTATCAACTCTTTCTTTTGCTGAACTAAAATGTACAAAATTATTCCACAAATAAGTTGAACCACTTGCATAATCTATATTTAATTCATCGGTATTACTTAATGAAGAACTTAAATAGGTTGCAACCAATGTTGAAGAACTTGTTACATCATTGTTTAACAATATAGTATCCAACGATTCGTATCCAGTTGATTTACCTTGTACTAAATCAATGTCTATACTAAAATTAGGGCCCTTAATGGTAGGTAATTCAATTTCGTTTTGTTGAGTTAATATTACAGTTTCAACGAGTGGATTACTCATTAATTTCGTAATCCAAAAAGTTGAATTTTTTTGTATGTTTGCCGGTAATGGATTATATAACTTTAATATTATAGAGTTTATCTCATCTTCAGGTTTTACAAATTCATTACCCAATTCATCAACAGATTTTTTAGATAATGTCCAATTATCATTTTCCCAAGATGAAATTATCGTTTGTTCGTCATTACCAAAGTTTGCAAGGTGTGTTAAATATTTACTTTCCCTTTCAGGTGATAATCCTAAATTACTTAAAAATGCATCAAATACGGATTTTTTAATAATATCCTCATCAATTTGAAACGCAGGAAACGTTAATAATGTTTTTATTTCATATTCATTTCCTTCTAAAAGAGTATCACCACTATTATTAATTGGTTTTAATATTAATGTTACATCCGTACTACCAACCCAATTAGGATTTAATTCTCTTAATTTTTTAAGATTTAATTTTATATTTCCATTTGCAGGTTGTGATTTAAATAAACCAACTCTACTCTTATCTTTTAAAAGTAAATAAAAATCAACCGATGTTGCGGCAAATGTATTATATTGTATTTCATAATCTATTTCTAAATCAGAAAATGCAGGTATATCAATTGTATCAGGATATATTATTTCAGTAATTGATGGAAAATCGTTTACTGATATAAAATTTACACTAATTTCAATTTTATCTCCTGTTCCATATAAATCACTATAAGGAACTATTATTAATTTTTTATTACCATATATTTTACCAAAATCTTTTAAAAACGATAAGGTACAATTGCCCACCTTTGCATCTATTTTAAGTGATTTTGTTTCGGATATATAAAAATAAACATAATCACAATCCGTTTGATTAAATTTGATGTTAATTATAGAATCGGAATCAGAATCCTTTACCTGTTTACTATAAATTGTAGAATCTAAGGATATTGTTGGTTTAGCAGCTGCTATTTCTTTTTCTAATATAACAGCAACAGCAATACCACCAGTAAGTAATTCTGAGGCCTGTAAACCTATAAAATCATTACCAACTTTCCATTTACTATAATCCGTAGGATTTTTTTGTGCAATTAATCTATTTGTATAATATATTTTCGATATACTATAATTTGAAGGTAAATTGTTTTGTAAATAAAGATTTAAAATACCTGAAGTTAGTATTTCCTTTGATATCGATAACCCATCAGTATTAAAATCTGCCAATAACACTTCACCTTCTTCTTGTATTGAACCATTTGAAAGTATGTCGTATTTTAATTTAATAAAGTCCCCAACTTCTTCTTGTAAATTAGAACTTATTGCAATTTCATAATTAACAATTGGAGGTAACGGGCCATTAGGTGTTGGATTTTCCGGACTTGGTTCTACATTGGTTTCGGCAGGAGGAGTTTCAACGGGAGGTTGAATATCATTACTTCCACCTCCGGATGTTCCACCACCTCCGGATGCTCCACCACCACCACCACCACGCAAATAAACATCATCATTATTTAAAAAATCAAATGGTTGTTCATTCGCAAGTGGGCCCACAGGACCAAAAATATCCGTATCTTCTTTATATTGTCTATTGTATCTTATTGACATCTATTGTTTTTTATAAATAATTTTTATCTAATATTTTCCGTTCTACCCAATCCACCATCCGTTCTTTCTCTACCATCATTCGGGTCATTACCGATAGTACCTCCACCACCAATACCAGTTCCGCCACCACCACCACCTCCACTTGGTGGTGCAGTATAACCACATATTGTGGAGTTTGTTTCAATCAATTCTTCATACGAACCACCATTACCATCCGCAATTTTACCATATCTATTATATCCTCTACAAAACGTATTTAACAATGTTCCCCTTGCTGGTTCAACGAATGAACTTGTTGCATCATTAAATATAGTAATAGTACCATCGGGAGAATATACATTTCGTTTACGTTCAGAATATGTATTAAATGAATCTAAATTATTTTTTATTTCTTTTTGTAATTCGGTTATTGCAAATTGTTTAGGTAACGATTTGATATTTAAATCTCTACGCTTTAATGATTGTAAATTAAAATTAATACAATTATTTAGAATAACTTCGATGGTGGATAAAATTTCATTTAAATCGTAAATTTCATAATCTTCAAATCTAATATCAGATAGTTGGCCAAATGTAGATTCGGTTATATTATAATGTTTATTATTTAAATAATAATAAATAGATTGTTTAAAATCGTTTGATATCTTATCACGTACAATATCAAAATTACTTAATCCAAAATCTTTTTTAAGAATTTTAAAAAAATCATTACCATATTTACTTTCTAATTGAGAATTTATTTTATTTAAAAAAACATTATCAAAAGAATTTAATGAATTAAGTAATGTTTGTTTATAATAACCAAACTCTCTATTTAAATTTTGTAAATTTTTAAATTGTTTTTTTGTTTTTTCAT